CCCGCCACTATCTTTTTTTGAAAGGAATGATTTTATGGCTGAATTTACAAACGCCAATACCGTGAGCGTGGCAGCAGGCCAGAACGTGCCGCTGACGGAAACGGCAGTAGCGGGTAAGGGCTGTGTCGTACACAGAGAGGGCGCCGGTATTGTTACGCTGCGCGGCATTACAAACCAGTGCAAAGCCCGTTTCAAAGTGGGATTTGGTGCAAACATTGCTATCCCTACAGGCGGCACAGTGGAAGCTATTACGGCGGCGCTTGCCATCAACGGTGAACCGCTGAACAGTGCGACTGCAACCGTGACACCGGCAGCAGTAGAAAACTTCTTTAATATCTATGTGACGTCTTTCGTGGAAGTGCCGCGCGGCTGCTGCCTGACTGTTGCCGCCGAAAATACAAGCACACAAACCGTTTTGTTTGCGAACGCAAACTTTGTGGTCGAGAGAGTGAGCTGAAAGGAGTAAACCATGAGTAAAAGAGTTTTGTATGACTTGAAAGACATGCTGTGCGCAGAACTGGACGAAATCGGAAAGAAGGGTGAAATGTCTGCCGGTGATTTGGAAACTGTTCACAAGCTGACTGACACTATCAAAAACATCGACAAAATTGTCATGCTGGAAGATGACGGTTACAGCCGCGATGAGGATTACAGCCGCGATGGTGATTGGAGCGCCAACATGCGCGGCAATTATGGACGCGGCAGCAGCTATGCGCGGCGCGGTTCGCATTATGTGCGCGGGCACTACAGCATGGACGATGGGCGCGATTCTCTGATTTCCCGCATGGAAGATATTATGCGCGGGGCTGACAGCAAAGACAGGGAAGTCATCCAGCGCTGCATTGACACGATGCGAAACGGTTAAAGTGAGGTGTAAGGGCTATGGTTGACGTGCGAGAGATTGACGGCGCTATAGCCGAAATCGAAAACAGCGAACTCACCATGACCAGAGTTAAAAATTTGGCTGCGCTGTATGTTGTGAAAAATCAGCAGATTGCGGATGCATCCCATCCCCCGCAGAAAGCAGAACTGCAAGAGCCTGTGCGCTACTACGAAGCGGCAGAGCCGTCTACAAGGGCTGCTGTTGGCAGCAGTGACTTTTTACGGGCTGTGTCAAACGTAGACATCGCAGCAGCGCTGAACGTGCTGGATGAGCTTATGTCGGCCTTGTATGTAGCGAACCCTAAAGTTTATAATGGCGTAATGCGGAAATTGGAGCGTTTACAGGATGAGTGAATTTTTGGAGATTGTAAAAAAGGCCGATACCGGGCGAGTGTGGCGTGTGCTGGATGAGTTTATGGATGCGCTGAAAGAAGTGAGACCGGATGTGTATAATGATTTGGTACACAGTTTGCAGAGAAAATAG